GAGACTATTGGCGACATGGCCAAGCTTATGGCCAACATGTTTAGCGAAGGGCTTAAACCATTTACCAAAGAGAATTCTGAGTCTATCGGACGTATCTTAACTTTAGCAGCGGCTATCGCAGTTCTTTGGAATACTCGTAAACGTGTCCTTACTATGAAAGACATGTTTGGCGATTTCTTCAAAAGTTTAACACACGGGCCTAAGACTGTAGTCGGCTCACTTACCGCTATGTTCGGTTGGATTGGTTCATTCTTTAGAGCAAAAGCACGTCTCCAAAACATCAAGGCTATGGCTATTGCTATCGGTGTATTGGTGGCGTCATTATGGCTCCTTTCAACTATTCCTGCCGATAAACTCTTAGTTGGTCTCGGTGGTTTAGCTGGAGTTCTAGTGGTGTTTGAGATATTCTATCTTACATTATCTAGGACGACCAAGAAGTTCAACCCTGCTAGAGTACGTAATATGCAACAAGCTATGCTTGGTATGTTGGGTATCGCTGGTTCGATTCTCTTACTTACCGCTTCTGTTGCCTTACTTGGTAATATGGACTGGAAGAAGGGTCTTCAGGGTATTATTGGTGTAAGTCTCTTGCTTGCCGCGATGTTTACATCAATGGCTATCATGAATAAACTACAAGGTAATACGGTTCGTGGTACTCAGAAGATTGCAGTAACATTCCTCACCTTTGTAGGTATGGCATATGCGATTAGGAACATCGTTCCGTCTATTGCGGCGCTTGGCTCTATGGATATTCCGACATTACTAAAGGGTATTTCCGGTATGGCGGCTATTGTCCTTGGTATCACGGCTGTTGTATTAGCAACATCTAAGATGCAAGGTACTAAGTTTGCTTCAGTATTCGCCTTTAGTGCTATGGCGTCTGCTATTAAGAAGATGTCCGCTACCATACAGACCCTCGGTGAGATGAAAACCGATGTCTTACTTAAGGGTGGTGCGGCTGTATTAGCCATGCTTGGTGTTATGGCAGCCATGACCTTTGCATTTGGCCAACTTGACAACTCTAAGCAATCATTCGCTAAGAACGCTCTTGTGATGTTTGGCGGTATGATACTTTTGTTCAAAATGATGTCGGAACTTGCAGGAGAATTAGGCAAGATGCCTAATCCTGATACGTTCATGAATGCTTTGGGCGGTATTACTATCGTTGTAGGTCTATTCTCATTGCTTGCTATGAAGCTTGGTGATGGTGCAGTTGCCGGAGACGGAACCTCTCGTGGTATTAGACGTCTAGGTGTAATCGCAGCTGAGGTCGTAGTAGCGGCATCAGGTCTATTTATCCTAAGTCAGATGAATACAGACCTAGGTCATGTCGTTACCGCGGTCGTTGCCTTAGGCGCTGTCATGCTCGGCTTTGTCGGTCTTGCCAAACTTGCCGAAAAGATTAAGAAAGACGGTTTGCTCGCTTTAGGTGTAATAGTTGGGTCGGTCGTTGTTGCCGCTCTTGGTATGCAAATGCTAACCCAAATTCCAGTTGATGATATCTGGACTAAAGTCGGTGTTCTCGGTGCGATTGTGGCAGGTCTTGCCGTTATCGGTGGTGTATTAGGTAATTCTACAATGGGTATGGCCGGCGTCGCTGTCCTGGCAGGAAGTTTCTTGCTTCTTGGTTTGGGTGTAAAAGTTGCCGCGGATGCGCTAGCTGGATTCCTTAATGCCGCTACTGGCTTTATCCAAGCTATGAATGACATGATAACCACAACGTCTAAGCTTGGCGCCGAAGGTGGCGAAAACGTCGCTAAATTCTTCAAAGAAGCGGCCAAGGGTGCTGATGATATGGGGCGTGTTGCAGCTGGTGTTGTAACAGGTATCGTAGTTGGTTTCATTGAAGGTGTAGAAGGTAATATTGGGCGTATTATCCAAGTAGGGGTTCGTCTCCTAGGTGGGTTCCTTGAAGGTATTCTATCAATGTCCGCTAAGGTTGCCGAAACACTCGTAACAATCGCAGGCGAAGCCGTTATTAAATTAACAGAGGCTATGCCAGGTTGGTTTACTAAATTCTGTGATGCATTCCTACAAGGTTTGCTCCAAGTTGCACAATGGATTAGAAATAATAAGAATGTTCTTGTTATGGCTGGTCTAGAGATGGTCGAGGCACTCACTGAGGTTATCCTAGAAGGCCTTCGTATCATGACCGTCCTGATGCTGAAGTCTATGGAGAATATCCCATTCATTGGTGATAAGGTCAAGGAGATGACCCCTAAAGTCGATGAAGCGTTTAAGGCTATGGCTGAGTCCGGTCGTAAAGCTTTGGATGAACTCAAAGACTATCCGTCAATCGCAACAGAAGAAGGTATAAAGAAAGCCATTGAAACCATGGATGCGCTTGGGCCGGAAGAAGCAGAAGCTGCTCGTCGCTTTGCTGCATCAGGTAAAGACGGTTTGGATAGCTTCCGTATCTACTGTTCTCAGCTCGGCATCCAAGGCCCTGAAGAATTCATCAAAGGACTTCAAAATGGTTCAATTTCTGCACAAGAAGCAGGTAAACTATTGTCCAAGATGGCCGAACTGGGTATGTCCGAGAACCAAATCAAATATATTGCAGAAGCTGCAGGATTTGATTATGCTAACGGAGTTCTTACGGCCAAAGAGAAGGCTAAGGAAAGCGGTGACCAAGTTAAGAAGGCTGTTGAAGAAGGTCTTTCTAATAACGGCCAAGGCTTCGATACCGGTCTTATTAGCTCGGCATTCACTAAACTCAACGAGCACATGGGTGGTCAATTAGACATCACTAAGGCTATGGCTGGCGTTAAGACTGGTGAAATCAATCAAGAGATGTTAGATAAACTAGCATCTGGTGACTTTGCTGGTATCTCTCAAGAGAACATGGATGAGTACGCTAAACCGATCGAAGGTATGGGTGATAAAGCGGCAGCCGCTGTTGATGACGCTAATACTAAGGTTGGTGCATCTATGGACAAGATGTCTGGCGATGTAAATGCTAAGGCGACCACAACGCAACAAAACCTGAACACTACCTTGGGTAACTTTGCGCCTGGTATTAACCTCGCTGGTACTGGTATGACTAACTATAGTAATACCATCGGTAATGGTAAGACTACCGCTGAAAGCTCAGCTAAGACAGTTGCGGATACTGCTCAGAAGGCTATGAAGTTTGATGGTAAGGACTCTGCTGATAAATCAGTAACGTCTTATGCCAACAACCTTAAGTCTGATGAGAATAAAGGTAAAGCGTCTAAGGCGGCAGGAGAGGTTAATAAGTCTGCACAAAGCGGTCTTAAAGGTACCGGTACTGCAGCTAACTCTGGTGAGGCTATCACGAAGGCCTTTGCTGGAGGTCTTGCTTCCCAAGCAGCGCTTAAGGCAGTTGATGAGGCTATGGCTAAGGTTAACTCCAAGGTTAAACATCACCAACCACAATCTCCAGCCAAAGAAGGGGTCTTCTCTGGTGACGGATGGCGTGGCGTATTCCGTTCAGGTCTTGCTATTGTTAAGGAATTTGCTGGAGGTTTAGGTTCTACTAAATCTATGGAAGCTATTTCCTCAAACATGGATAAGGTCAACGAATTCGTTCAGTCTTCTATGGAGACTATGACCGGATATCTGGATGAGAATATGGATATGAACCCAACAATTACTCCTGTCCTCGATACAACAAATCTCGATGGATATAACTGGAGCGGTGCTGGTTCACTTAACCTATCAGGCGGAGTAAATTACTCTGCGCTTAACCCTGCTACAAGGGCGCAAGCAAACAATAGATATTCTATTGATGAAGTAGTTAAAGGTCTTAATGCTCTTGATCGTAAGCTTGAGACTCTTGCAGAAGTCGGAACTGTTGGTAACGAGCTCCTTGCTCAAGACCGGGTTAGTCCTGTATTTATGGATAAAGACCTCGTTAATCGGGCTCTTGCTCCAGGCATGGCTGATGCACAACGTTCCTATAACGATCGACTAAATATGTTAGATGGAGTATTACCAACGATATGAGAGATGAGAACTATTTCTCCATAATCTTTGGTGAGGGTGCTGAAGCAGTTGATATTGGTAAACTCTTTGATGCTGTAACTAAGGTAGAACGTAACGCTGGTGCCGGTTTGGAACATTCGTATTCCGCCGGCGTCGGTCGTTTTGGTAAGACCTGGGTATCGGCCCATAGAGCGACATATCCTATCAATGTGGAAGCTACATTACGCGGAGGTCCTGTTGATTTCCTAGCCCTTAGAACTAAGCTAGCCAGAGCATTAGACTGTCCAAATGGGCCTAAGAAATTGCAGTTCGATGACCAAGATGGTAAATACTATATGGCCGTGGCCACGGGGGTTACTAAATTCTCAGAAGATATCAAGGCCGGTAAGGTTACTGTCTCAATAGCGTTTGACGTACCCGATGGACTGCTTCACTCAGAAGTTACCAAGGTACTCAACTCGTCCACCACTACCTCCGACATTGGGTCTCTCACTAAAGAAGGGAAAACTGTCAAAATAACTCTAAACAATACAGGGTCTGCTCCGGCGTACCCTAAGATTAGGGTTCATAACAATTCAGACAATGGTTGGATCGGACTTGTAAACCAGAATGGTATTATGGAAATCGGTACAAGTCTAGCTGATGTCGCAGGTACTCGGGTTGCCTCAGGTCAGTTCAACCAATCACATACTTTAATTGATATTAAACCCGAAGATAAAGCGGAATGGGCTAAGTTTACAGAAGTCTCAAGCCGCTACCAGAACATTTCGCCTCTACCTTTTGCTAGTCATGCTGAAATCGGTGGACTTAAACTTGGTTGGCGTGAGAAAGGTCTTGGTGGACAATCATATCCTGCTCCTGGTCTCCATTGGAATGGTCAGGGTAGTAAGGGTGTCGGTCGCGATTGGGGCTGTGGTATTTACGAATACGTTCTCCCTAATGACAAGACTGGCGTCAAGGGCGCTAAAGACTGGCGTTGTGATTTCAACATGAAAGTCTGGGAGTCTGCCTTTGGTCAATCAGGAGCGCTATCGCTTATGTTTATGACCGATGACAATCATGTTATTTGTGCTTATACTATTGAGAAGCCGGATACCTCAGGGGAAATCACGTGGCAGTCATTCTCACTGGGTGATATCCACTCTGGTGCTACTTATCAGCGTGAGATGAATAGCTTCGGTGCCAACAACAACGAACCTGGTCAACCTCGACCAAACGTAGCTTTTAATAGTCGTACTGGTGATGCTTATATTATCAAGGAAGGGCCTAAGTTGACCTTCTCTTATAATGGTATCCCTAAGACGTTGAATGACCCGTCTAAAGAATACCTAACTTGTACTAAGATTTGGGTTATGGCTGGGCGTTATAAAGGTGAAAGAGATGGCGTAGGGTCACTAGACACGCTATGTATCCAATCCATTCGATTCGTTAAGAATAATGCCGAACGCTATGACCTAGTCCCTAACAAATATGCTAAGGGTAGTGAGATTGTAGTAGATATGGAACAAGGCAAGGTGTCGTTCGTAGCTAATCCGTCATCATCTAAGGTTGGTGTATCTGCCGCTGGCGACCTCATTAACGGTTCCCGCTACTTCTCAATCCCTCCGGGTGAGTCTAAGCTAGAAGTTCATTCATCTGACTTCTGCGAACAAGCACCTGATGTGACTATAGAATGGGATGAAACCTGGTTGTAAGAAAGGAGGGCCAAAACTTCAAAATGATTGCAAAACCTGCATGGCAGTTGACTATTCATGACAATGCTATGAATATCATCGATCATATAAACAATGATGTACCTGGTTCTCTTAAGTATTATGACGAAGAGTTCCATGAATACTGTGGTAAGTGTTCTTCAACCTTTAACTTTAAGGTTGATAAGTATCTGAACGGTAAACTTAACCCTAGAGTTGAGCAAATGACCTCTGATTGCTATATCTCATTCCAAGACGATGGTCGAGATTATGTCTTCAGTGTTATAAACCGTAAAGAGACCAATACCACAATTGAATTCGAGTGCAACTCAGCAAATCTTGAACTTCTTAATGAGAAGGTTCGAGCATACGAATCAAAAGAAGCTCATACATTTCTCGAGTACGCTGATATTATGGGGCTATTCAGGTTTACTAAGATTGACTTGGGTCGTTGCGACGTTCGTGACACAAAACTTACTCTTAAGTTTGAGTCTGATGATGACACTTGTCTAGCCCGTATTATCAAGCTTGTCGAAGCCTTTGATTGTGAGATGGATATTCGTACCTATCTTAATCAGGGAGGACAAATCGATAAGTATGAGCTAAATGTCTATAAATCCCGTGCTCTCTCGGATGATCGTGAAGATGGTCTTGGTCGGGTGCGTACCGATATCCGCCTTGAGATGGGTCGGGATATTATATCGGTAGTGAAGAAAGAGGACAAAACCAACCTCTTCTCCGCTATCCGTATTCGTGACAAAGACGGTAATTACATCAAACAGCCTAAGGCTAGAGAGGTTAAGGCGGCAGATGGTGTTCATAACGAGATCTACTGTACTCGTAACGCTACCACTATTTACGCCCCTATATCGGCTAGGTTATACCCCTCACTAAACAAACGTGAGAACTGTGATAACTGGATTGTGCGTGATGTAAAGACCGAATTCACGGATTACAAACAAGCCTGGGCTTATGCGGTTAAGATGTTGAAGACTTACATGTATCCTGTTACAACATGGGAGATTGAGTTAAACTCGGCTGTAGTTCTGCAACGTAATGATATTCGTATTGGTGATATTATCTTCTTAACTGACGAACACTTTGCAGGAGGTCTTCTGATTAGAGCTCGTGTCACTGAGATGGTACGTTGCTCAACAGACCAGACAAAAACTAAGATTACCTTGTCCAATGTCGTCGCTACTAGACCTACGAATAGCTCTGTTCTTAGCAAGGCGATGGCTCAGATGGTGGCCGATGCTCAACCTTTCAAAATGAATGTAAAAGTGACAGGGCCTACCATGTTCCGCGAAGTCTCTGATACTTGTGACGTTATTCCTACCTTATACAAGGGCTCTAGCGAGTTTACTGAAGCTGAATATGTGTACTACATAGACAACCAAGTAGCCGGTAGAGGAGATAAATTCACCGTATCCAAGGCCAACATTGGAACTAGTGGTCGTGCGCTTATTACGGTTCAGGCTCTGGTTCGAGGCGAAGTAGTTGAGTTCCAGGATATTACGTTCTCAACTGTAAGTGACGGCGTTTCCCCAATCCTAACTGTCGTCCATTCTAGTAACGGCGATACGTTTAAGAACGGTATTATTGACACTCGTATTACGGCTAAGCTATATCGTAATGACGAGGAGATTGATACTGAAGGAGAAGGGTTTACTTACAAGTGGACTAAGATTTTAGCCAATGGTGTAGCCGATGAAGAATGGGCTAAGAAACCTCAGGCTAGGATGAAAGGTTTTAATCTAACTAATGCTGATGTTTTAAACCGTGCTACATTTTCTGTAGCCATTGAGACGAAATAGAAAGGAAACAAATGGTTGTTGTATCTAGTGGTCAGATCACGATCACCGACGTAGAAGATGGGAAACCAGGGCGTGATGGACAAGTCGGTGAAAACTTGCTCTTAGACACAAATGCTATGTCTGTATCTAAGAACTATGCAAATCAAGACCGATATTATTCGCATTCAGAAAACCATGCGTTATTTGAATTCGGATATACTCAAATCCAAGACCCACCAGTTGCTTCTGTTTCTACTGGTGTCCGGTTTAAAAACAAAGCCGGTTCCTCAGGTAAGAATATTGGTGTGTGCTGGTATGGTGGTGACTACAAAGGTGTAGAACTCAAACCTGGAACTAAATATACCATTTCTTGCTATGCGAGGAAGATTAGCGGTGCGTCAACGGCTAAGATGTATATTTACCCGATGCTGAAGGACTGGTCTATATTCGGAGATTTCTTAACAGATTATATTGTATCTAATGAATGGGTGCAGTTATCTAAGACTTTTGAATTCGACCCAACTAAGATGGGTGATAACGACCCTAAAGCCGCTCGTATTTACTTTACAGTACTCGCGACCAACACTGAGCTATTTGAGGTTCAGGTGTGTGGGTTTAAGCTTGAAGAAGGCGAGCACGCTACACCATACGAACCAAGTCCTGTTGAGACAACTATCGAACTAGGACGTAAGGCTAACTCAGACTCTGTATTAGAACAACAACGTCTACTTAAAGAAGCTCAGGACGAAGCATTAAAGGCTTTGAACGATGATATCATGAGAAAGGTATCTACGGACTGGGCGGACTTGATTAAACGTATTCGTGATACAGATGAAGCTGGTAGAAAAGCGGCTGAGGAGTCCTTGCGTGTAATGTCTGCTCGTTTAAGGTCTGAGGTATCTAAGCAGTTTGGTGAGTATGCATATATTCGTGAATTCATCACAACTCAAGTAGTCGAGAGTGAGGAAGGTCTCTCTATCGGTAAGCAGGATAATAGTGAGCGGTTGGTATTTACACCTAACCGTATTTCATTTATGTCCGCTGGTAAAGAGATTGCCTCAATCGCTCAAGGACGACTTAACATTGACTCGGGTGCTTTTACCTTAAGTCTTCAAATCGGTCGCTTTATTACATTCCAGGATCCATCTGATCCTACACGGAATATTACAAAATATATAGAAGGGTAGGATAATATAGATGGCAACTTGGACTTCGGGGGTAAATAATGGTTACTCTCTTAGAATGAACGCGTATGAGATTGGCGTCAATCAAGCCGCCAACTCCTCTACCGTTCGTATAGACTTATGGCTCAAAGTAGGAACTCAATCTTTCTATGGGCCTATGTTTGTAGAAGCTCGTTGTGGTGGGCAGAAGCAAAATAAGACCGTTCAAATTAGTGGGCCTGGGTTTAACTCAGAAGTATATCTTGGGACTTGGGATTTCAATTACCCGCACGGCTCAGACGGTAAGCAAGTAGCGAACGTCGATGCCTTTGTTAATGCCTATAGTACCGCCTTTGCTTTTACTGGCGAGCTAGTTGTTGGTAACCGTCAGTTTGCTTTAACGGATATCCCTCGTGCTTCAGACCCTATGGGAGACTATCAAGGTGTTCTCGGACAGCCGATTACTTTCACCGCAAGACGTAAATCAGACCAGATGTATAACACTGTATGGTTGCGTTTCGGTGACGTCGATACAAAGATAATCGACCCGATGAGAGACACCGCCACATGGACACCTCCTCTGGATCTGGCATCTAAATTCCCTCAGTCTAATGAGGGGGTAGGGACGCTTACGCTAATTACATACCGTAATGGTACTACCATAGAGACGGGCCGGTCTGCATCACAAATTAGACTGCGTATACCGGATACCGAGAAACCTGTTATAAAGGGTATTAATACGGAAGAACAACATGCTAAGTGTAAAGAGTTACTCAAGAACTTAAAATATGTTCGTATTCTATCTGAGATACAGGTAACGCTCGGTGATTTCGAGACTAAGTACGGTGCGACTATACCTGATGACGGTATGACGGTTCGACTTATGCAGGATGCTAAGGTTCTAAGAGAAGTCGTTGGTAAAAACGTTATTCTCAACAACATCAATACAAGTGGTAAACACGTCCTAAATGTCACAATCCGAGACTCTCGTGGTTTGACATCAGCAGCCTTTGAGAAGGTTATCCAAATCGACAACTACTCTCCTCCAGTTTGTAGTGCTCGTGTTGACCGCCGTAATGATGATGAGAAGAAGCTACGGCTTTACCTCAACGGACAAATCTTTCCGTTATTTGATGACCAGAACCGTAATGTTAATGCCGGTAGGCGTACTATTACTGTAAAGAACACCACAACCAATACTACGGTCAACGATACCTCAGG